GCTTTCTCCAGGTCGATCATGACGCGGGTGAAATCCTCGATGTGCTCCGTGGCGATGCCCAACTGGCCGCCGGTGGACATGACGTGATTGATGTCCGTGGTGGACGTGGCGATCTGCGTGGACATCTCCTTGGAGGCCGCAGCCAGCTTTGCCAAATCCTCTTCTGTCCCATTTACGGTCTTGCGCACCGTGGCAAAGGACGAGTCAAAGTCGATGGAGGTCTTCATGGCCGCGGTGCCCAGGGCCGTGACTGGCGCGGTGATCGCCGTGGAGAGGAAGCGGCCCACCATACCTGTGGCCCTGGAGCTGCTGGTGAGCGCACTGCCTACAGAGGAAGCCGCCTGCCCGATGCCTGTCCACGCGGACCGGGCCGTGTCCAGCTGACGATTGGTCTGGTCGATCTCCGAACGTGTGCGTCCCAGGGCAGCGTTGGCGTTGTTCAATGCGGTTTCCGCTTCAACCACAGCGCTGTTGGCTTCCCTGATCTTCTCCGGATCGTTGGCCTCATAGGCGGCATCCTGCTGTGCCCGGGCAGCAGTCAGCGCTTCCTCGTAATGCTGGATGGATTCCCGCTGAAGCTGCAGCTTCTGGCCCAGCATGGACAGTTTTTCGCTCAAACCGGTCACGCTGGTCTCCATGTTGGTGATCCCGGAGGTAGAGGCATTGAAGGCACTCTCCACCAGTTTGATCTCCTGCCCGATGCTGGTGATGGCCGCCTGGCTCTGGGACATGGCCTGCCCGGCGGCATACCAGTTGGTTTCGGCGAGGTTCAGCGCATTATTGCAGTTGTTGATCTCCGCTTCAGTCTGCGCCATGGCCGTCTGTGCATTGTTCAAAGCGGTCTGAGCCTGTATGACCGCGTTGGTCGCCTGATCGATCTTCGAGGGATCACCGGCAGCCTGGGCCGCGGCCAGTTGCTGCTTTGCTGCCTGCAATGCCGCCTCATATTGAGCAACCGATTCGCGCTGGAGCATCCATTTCTGTTCCAGCATGTCCAGTTAAGCCGTCAGCCCAGGCACGGAGGACTGCATGTCGGTGATGCCCACCGTGGCCTTCCTGAACTCACTCTCCGCGAGGCTGATGTCGTTGCCAATGGTAGTGATCGCCGCCTGCGCCGTGCGCATGGCTTCACCCGCGGAATACCAGCCGTTGGAGGCAAGGGTCAGCTCATTGTTGACCGCCTGGAGCTGGGCCTCCGTATTCTTCACCGCGGCGTTGGCATTATTCAGCGCGGTCTGCGCGTTAGTCACAGCCTGTGTCGCCTGGTTGATCTTCTCCGGATCGTTGGCAGCCTGGGCAGCAGCAAGCTGGGTCTGCGCCTGAGACAGGATATTGGTGTACTGCGCCACTGCCTGATTTTGCAGATAGGCATTGATACTTCGCTTTTTCCATCGTGGCGGATGTGTTTGTACAAAGCCTATGGGTACAACGGGCGTTCCTCCAAGGAATCTCATTTGCCTGCTGCTCCCATTTTTGCTTTGTATGGCCTTATTCTTTATCTCACCTTTCCTTTCCAGGCGATTTCTGAGGCGACATCTCCAAACAATGCCTTCCATATGGGATCGTCTGTTTCAACAATGTATCCTGCAAGTGCTGGAACCGATATGTGAAGCTAAATTCCATGAGCGCAGTAATGGATTCAGACCGAACCGTTCTGCACAACACGCCATATTTTTATACCCTTTTCCTGCAATTTCTTGCTGGACATATCCGCTGGGCGTCTTGAAGATCGAACCGTGCTGGGTGATGAATTCCTCCGCCTCGCGCCACCGGGCATAAGCCTGGCAGTAGGCGGAGAAGCTGTCGATGTCCCAGATCGTCAGAAGGCCCATGGCCTCCAGGGAGGGAGCCAGCCGCTTCCATTCCTTCTTTGCCTCCGGCACCAGCCAGGTGGGACATTTGATTGTGCCCTTCGGCGGCTTAGGCTCATTCTTATTGAGGGGTCTTCGTCCCTTGCCCCGGTCGCCTTCGAGAACCTTAAGCGCCGTCGGCAGGGGCTTTCTTCCGCGAGTCGCCAAATAATCACATCCTTTTGCTTGACATATACCCGCGTTACAGGTATAATAAATCTATGATTAAGAGCTTTGCTGATCGTGAGACTGAGAAGGTATACAACCAGCAGTTCTCACGCAAACTACCATCGACTATCCAGCGGATAGCGCTCAGAAAACTCTTCATGATTAATGCTGCGGAGACAATAAACGATTTGCGGATTCCTCCGGCAAATCGACTTGAGGCGCTGCACGGTGACCGGGAGGGGCAGCATAGCATTCGCATCAACGATCAATACCGCATATGCTTTACTGAGCGAAATGGCGATTTCTACAATGTGGAAATCGTGGACTACCATTAGAAGGAGGATTATGGATGGACCGTATGATTGAAACTCCGACTGTCGGTGAGATTCTTCGTGAAGAGTTCATGGAGCCAATGAATATCAGTGCCTACAAACTGGCGCAAGACATTATGGTTCCTGTATCGCGCATTCAGGACATCCTCCACGGAAGGCGTAAAATCACCGCTGATACATCTCTGCGCCTTAGCAAATACTTCGGTGTCTCTGAACGGTACTTTTTGAATCTACAGAATGATATCGACATTCGCAACCAGCGCATACAGATGGCAGACGAACTCGCCCGCATCCAGGCAGTCAGTGTTTGAGAGTACTTTCTGTATATGCACCCGGAGCTATCCGGGTGTTTCTCATTTTTGGTGTCCCTCTTCCTAACCGGCGTCATTTACAGCATATATCGCTTCTTCATAGGAAAGCACTATACCGTCACGCAACACCTTCACATTCTGCGTCGAGCCTTCGTGAAACTGGATGAACCTGTCCACGATGACAGAGGCATACCGTTCGTCCAGCTCCATCGTTTTGCAGATCCTCGACTGGTTCAACGACCCTGATTTCGAGTACATCAACCACATCCTCGTCAGCAAGTTGGACGGCGAGGAGCGTATCACCTTCATATTCAGAATGATGGTCCCGGCAGGGATGGTCTCCTCCACAATCTGCCTAAGATCGTCCTCTACCTCAATGGTCTTTTCCTGAAAAAACACAACACTCCTGATTCGTGTCTTTGGAAGCCTGCGCTGGATGATCGTAAGGTCCATTCTGTTGGCCAGGTGGTAGGCCTTAAGCCAGCGAGGCTCACTAAACACAGCCGGAAGCCGGCGATGCCAGATGTTTTCCGTTTCGGCTTCAATGTTCTCCCAGCCCAGGTAAGGAACCAGATATTTATCAAGCGGCAGCTCGTCCCGCTCTGGTTTGTCCATCCAGAATCCATATGTCCCAAAGCAAAAATCTTCATCCATGGTACAGAGCATGGAATAGTAAAACGTGACATGGCACCTTGGAGCCCTTACACGCACCTGTATGTCGGCGATCAGGTGTGTCCTGTCCAGCCGATAATAATAGAATTTGCGCAATGCAATCTTATCTGCGGAAATCGGTCTGGCAATTGGGTGCTGGCCAAGAAGTAAGGCGCTGGTAGCATCCATCAGGATACTGTTGATTTCATCGACGATGTAATCCTTCTGCTTTTCCAGGAGAAACTCATCCATCGTAATCAACGACATAGCTGTTTCTTTTCCTGCTCTTTCTCCTTTCTCCGAATACGCACAATGTCGGGCACTCAACACACCCCCCCTGAAAGTGATGTCCCACCCGCTTGTTCGCTGGGTGGCGGCGGCAGTTTTAAGACTGTTACAGACATTATAATGTACCTGTATTAGTTTGTCAATATATTCCAACACACCATTTATTACGATATATTATTGACAAGATCCCTATATCGGTGTATAATTTTATTGAGGTGATATTATGCCCCGCCCAAAGAATAGTAAAAACAAAATCAGGCCCCTACGGCCATTCAACCCCTCCGGGGACTTTAACGCGCAGGAAGCGCGTGAACAGAACATGATCGGCAAGCGCCTGGCTGACGCCCGGAAGCGTGCTCATTTGACGCAGCCGGATGTTGTGAACCGGCTATCCCTTGGCCTTGGCAGTCTCAACCAGGCTGTAAGCATCCGCCGCAGCAACAGCGCCGTCATTGGATTTGCAGAAGAGCCAATTCTTCCTGCCAATCACAAACGGGCGGATCGCGTTTTCGGCGGCATTATTGGAGATGGGAATGCGACCATCATCCAGAAAACGCATGAGCTCTGCTTTCTGGTTTCGGGCATAGGTTATGTCCTTGTCTTTGGCTTTTCGCTCCGCCATCGAAGCGTTCCCTGGGAGATATAATAAAGGTTGCGAGTCGTCATTATATAGAGCAGGGAACGACCCGATGGCAGAACGAAAAGTCAAGCTGTATCGACCTAACCCCTATTTAGAGATTCAAAAATACACCCTTAGTTCAATGCAAATGAAGCTGCATAAAAACTCAATCTATTAATAATTATGCACCACCATGCTCCGTCTGCATGCTCCTAACCCGGTAATCTCGTACAAAACCCCCGAAAACCATGTCTGGAGGCCTCTGTCTCATCTTTCTTTGTCCAAAACCACCAAAAAGAGGGCACACTACACCTTCATTCTTTGTTTCAAGTTGCCAACGGCTGCATGTTCCGGAGATTTCGGGTTTCCCCAATGTGCTAACACCATATATTGTTGTCCGCATGAATACAATATACAATATGTTGTATCTCGCCCCCAGATATTCCTAACATCACGGGTTTCCCCAATGTGCTATCATCAAATGCGCAAATTAATAGCCCACCTGGTCAGTTTCCCTCCTACAATCATTTTGTAAGCTGGAAACCGACCCGGTGGGCCAAATATATAATGCCAGGCGCTCTGGCTTTAAAAAACCAAGGCACCATGTCTGATGCCCGTTTTCTGTTATTATCCTCCCCTGACCTTTAATCTTCCTTCATGCAGTTCCATAGCCTCTGACAATGTGAACTTAACAATCCTCTCATCTCGATATACTCCACCAGCAATCCGGTATGAACGCTTTGGGCTCCATCGGGTACACCGATAGATGTAACGCACCAGATCCATGCTCTTGATTTCTACCGCATCTCCATCCCACACATCAGAGATCCGCTGTGCACCATCGTCATCAATCCGACAGGCCTGAATGGCAAAGAAACCCGCATCCTGGTTAAATAGGAAAGCCCTTCTTCGTCACGGTTCAATCCCCTATCTTCTGTATCTGCCGAAGTGAACAATCTTTCTACCGTTTTGATCATTTCCGGTTCATCCAGTTCAAACAGCATGTAGCGTTCAGCACCATTGTTGATGTATTGCCCGCGAAATCGATAGCTGACCTCATCATCCCACTGCATCATATCAAACAGTATCTTGGCCATACCACGGCAGCTCATGGTGCTTACGACCCACCGTTCATTTCGCAGTTTTCCCCAATGGATGGCATTGGAATTGTCCTTACCACAAGGGCGGATAGCAATTCGGTTATTCACGGTGTTCAGCAGCAGCTCCACGTATTCCACATCTTCGAATTTCTTCAGACACGCTGTATTAAAACGCAGCTTTCCCCTCGTGATTGTCATTGTGGGATCATCGCGAGTAGAAAAATACTGTCCGCGGACCCTCTGATATCCGAATAGAGCCAGCCTCTTTTTTCCATTCTCCTGTCCCGGAATATTCAAATTACCGTCAGGCTCTGTCTCATCATACACGCTCTGACTCGCCATCTGGTAGTCCTCTGAGGAAAATCCACTCCAATCTTTATCAAGTGGTACATATCCCTTCAGGATACCTTCATCCACCACGCTCAGCAGCGGCAGCGGCCTCTTCCTCTGTATGTATGCCCGGGAGGAGCGCAGCAGGTTCGCAGCATTATACACATCGCGGCTGACAATCTTTTGATGGTGATCCCGCTGTATATATTGCTTTCGGTCTCTATTGTTCTTCCTGGATTTATGGGTTTTAAAGTTCGGAGTGAATGTCTTTCTCGCCCGAACATCCCCACAGTGCCGTTCATTTTCTATGACTTCATTTATTGTACTGGGATTCCACACATCCTTACCCAGCTTGGTTTTTCTTCCGTACAGTGTCAGCAAGTCGGCAATCTCTGTGGGCGACCATCCATTGAGGTACAAATCGTAGATAACCTTCACCGTTTCCGCTTCGTCCGGATTGATGACCAGTTGCCCATTCTCATCCACATCATAGCCCAGCAGCTTCGGCGTTAGAAATATTCCGCGACTGAACCGGCGCTCTATGGACCAGTTCATGATAAATGATTTTGACCTGGATTCCTCCTCCGCAACCGTTGCCAGTTTCGTCAGAACCAGGCTGCCGGTGCTGTCCAACGTGTACAGATTATTCTCATCGAAGTGAACACCCACGGGAGGGTCCAGGTTTCTCAGTTCATCGATAATCGACAGGCAATCCACGACGTTCCTGGCAAACCTCGCTATGGACTTAGCCAGAATGTGCTGTATCTTCCCCGCCTTTGCGTCTTCTATCATCTGGAGCATGCCTTTTCTATGGGACAGTTCCGTTCCCGATATGCCCTCATCCGAGCAGCGTTCTTATCTGGTACTTTAGAGCCAGTAACTGTTAAGTCCGCTGAGAAACCTTTCCGCGCTGTCGCCATAAAGTTAGATAATTTTAATGACGTTGATGTCGCTGCGCTCTTTCAGGCGGGCTTCCACTTAGTTGTTGAAGGCTTCCGTTTCCATGCCATAGTCGGCAATGTGCAAAGGAGAGATCAGTGTGTGAGGCTTGGGGTTGTTTGTGTCGATGCCATCGGAAATGGTGGCGATTGGCACATTGACACTCTTGCCGTTATTCAGATGCACATGATCCTCGTCAGTGAAGATGTGCAGCGCCTTCGGCATCTCCAGGAGACGTTTACATCCACCACGACTTCTTCCAGCGCTTTGACTTTGGTTGCATACCATCTGCCGATTGACGGCAACCTCTCCCGTTTTTGTGTCTTGTCATAGGACATTCCCATCGCCAGACCCACGAGTTTCGCACATAATGCTTTGCTTTCGGGCTGTCTCTTCCTGTATTCTGCTAACATCTCGCAGACCCCGCGTTTCAAAACCTTCATCTTCTCTGCTGCAATTGCCTCGATGCCGTTCTTCCATGAGGTCGCTTCTCTTTGTTCCCACCTGTCTATCCTTTCCTCGTTGCTTTTTCGTCGGAATTACTTTCTCCGTCGTCCATATTCGTAAACAACTTCCGTCTGATTCCCACTTAGATCATATTCAATACCACTGCCATGTTTTTCTCCGTTTACATAATGTCCTTCAAATTCTACTCGCCCGTCTTCAGCATAATCAGTTCCTGTACCGTTCCTCTGGTTATCATGAAACTCACCCTTGAACCTTAGTATATCATCCCAATATTGCTCACATATACCTTCAGCTTTCCAATCTACAAATGATCCAATGATTCTATACGACATGCCCTCATATACATCAGAAACGTAATATGTACCCTTCACGAATGAACCATCTTTAAATGATCCTTCGTAGTACTCTCCTTCCCCCCCCCCATAGTATTTCCCATGGCCATCATAAAGATTGTCCTTGAATTCACCGTCATACAGTAACCTGGGATGGCCATTCTCATAAATATACTTTTCTCCATTTCCATTGAACATCCCATTAACAAACGCTCCATCATATTCGATATAGTCAGCACCCTCTGCTGAGCTGTGTAGTTCGCCGTTCCCATTATATACACCATCCGAAAACCAACCTTTATACTTTATTCTCTGTTCTTCATGCTCATAGTAATACTCCGTTCCATATCCATTGTATAAGTCATTAAGAAATGATCCAATATACTTTACCCTGCTCTTTCCATCTACAAGGCAATACTCCGTACCATCTTCTCCATTGAATAGATTGTCCTGAAAGGGGCCCTCATACTTTATCCACTGTTTTCCATCTTCGTATTCATATTCTGTACCCAGACCATTATAGATGCCATCTTTGAATTCCCCATCATAACGCAATCTGCTCTCACCATTCTCCAAGTAATACCATTTCCCCTGCCCGCATCGATACCCATCTTCATAGTCTCCTTCATACCTTAGGTAATATTGAGATTCGCTTACAGCATATTCTTTTCCATACCCATGCTTTTTATGATTCTTGTATTCACCTATATAAACAGGTAGATTCTCCTCATGGTCAGTGTAGAACAGTTGGTATTCTGTGCCCTGACCGTTATATGCATTCGCAGAGAAATAACCCTTAAACACCAATCTTTCCGATAATGGGTCGAACAATTCTCCATAACCTTCTGCACGATTCATAGTAGAGTAACCTTTGAAAATACACCCATCAATTACAATCGTGCCAAAATCATCCATTCCCTCAAACCTGAGAGCAGATAATACAAACACAAGTCCGATAAAAACCCATCCAATATTCCATGGCAATATACTGTTCCGATCTCGTAGTACAACGAACATAACGGCTGAGATTGCAATAGCTGCTGTTATACCAATATTTGATACGAGAATCTCATAGATCTTATACACAGTAACATAATTAGCATATGATAATGTATCTGGTCTCAACGTAATGCAAAGAAGTATTGTGATGATACTTACAAGCAGAGGAACAAGGATATATCTTAGCAAGGTATGCCTATTGATAGTAGTATCCTGTGATGTGCCTCTTTGAACACTCCTTCTATTATTCATCTTAAAGTGTGGGTTATTCTTCAACTTCGGATCAGAACCCACATCCTCCTTTCGCTGTTGTAATCCGCCTCTCTGCGAAAGGCACTCATGTGGCAGAAACGGTGCTCTTTCGTGACGTGTCTCAGTCTATGTATCTGTTCAGTCCACCGGGAATAATACTCCAAAGGCATCCCCCCGGAAGGCAGCGGCAATGGCATCAAAAGAAGAGCATTCTTTGCATTTTTCTGTCTTCCTGTTTTTTTATCTATTATACTCCATTATGTGCAAGAATGTCAAATTATAATTACTTGCGCGGAAAGAAAGACTGCTCCAAAATAGTGATAATTTTCATAGAAATGTTTCACAAATAACAGCAGGGCCGAAACCCTGCTGAAAAAATGATAACAGCCCTTGTTATTCAGGGCTGTCATGCTACGATATTACCAATGAAGTTGTAGTGTACCGTAATCTCCTGCTGCTTTTTACCATCGACCTTGACCGGCTCATGCACCTCCACCTTCTGGATGAGCGTGGCGACGATTTCATCGGTCAGCTCGGTGATTTCAGAAAACTGCTTGATCAGGCGAATGAAGTGTTCCGCGCCTTCGGTCGTCTCATGCTCCGTGGCGATGAGGGTGCGCACTTCTTCCAGCCGGGCGCGGAGGGTCGCCTGTTCATCCTCATAGGTGGCGAGCATCCGGGTAAAGCGCTCGGCGCTCAGATCACCGGCGACCTTGTCCTCATATAAGCGGTTGATGATCCTGTCAATGTCCTCCAGACGCTTCTCCCCGGCGGTCTGCTCCTTCTTGAGCTTCCGCAGGTTTTCTTTCCCGGCGCTGTTGGTCTTTTGCTGGATCATGCGCAGGAATTCATCCTCATGCTCCCGTACTTGCTGTGATACCCTCTGCAGGTCTGCCAGAACCGCCTCTTCCACCACATTCCGGTGGATGTAGTGACGCGTACAGAGCTTGTAGGTAGCGTGGTAAAAACATTCAAAAGTCCCATTTGTATTCTTCAGACGGTCGCAGGCATGGAAGTGAAGCTTGTTGTGACAGTCCGGGCAAAAGAGGAATCCATTCAACGGCCCTTTATCAATCATCCTTGTGGGCTTCCGGCGTCCGGATTCACGGATACGGTGTGCGGTCTGCCAGGTTTCCTCGTCGATGATCGGCGGCTGTGTATCGCGGGTGATCAGACAGTTTTCACGCGGTATCCGGCTGTGCTTCTTGCTTTTGTATGACACGCTGACCGATTTGCAGCTGACGGTGTGCCCGCAGTATTCATAGCGGTCGATGATCGTAAGGATGGCGTTCAAACGCCATACGACGGGAGGCTGGTCGATGTTCAGATATTTGCCGTAAGCGGGCCGGTTATGCTTGGTCTCGCTGTATTCACGCGGAGGCAGCAGACCGCGCCTGTTAAAGTCCTGGGCGATTTCACTTGCGGATTGACCGCCAATGTAGCGTTGAAACACTTCCCTGACGATAGCGGCAGCTTCCTCATCGATCAGCCAGACGTTTTTGTCCTCCGCTGACTTGATGTAGCCGTAGGGTGCGAACCCCGTCAGGTGCTTGCCTGCCTGAGCCCTTGCCCGCATACTGGCCTTGATCTTCTTCGACACGTCCCGGCAGTACCATTCGTTAATGATGTTCCTGAATGGTGTGAAATCGTTCCCTGAGTCGTCTTCGCTGTCCACCCCGTCGCTGACGGCGATGAAACGTATGCCCATTTCCGGGAAGCGAATCTCAGTATACAGGCCGACGTTCAGGTAGTCTCTGCCGAAGCGGGACATATCCTTGCAGATGACGGTTCCGATCAGCCCGGCCTCGGCATCCGCGATCATCCGCTTGAAGCCGGGTCGGTCGAAGTTCGCGCCGGAGAAGCCATCGTCCACATAATACTGAATGTTCGTGAAGCCGTGCTCCGTGGCATACTTGCCGAGGATGAGCTTTTGCGTCCCGATGCTGTTGGACTCGGCGTCCGAGCCGTCATCGCGGGACAGGCGGCAGTACAGGGCTGTGATTCTGCCGTTTGTTTCCGGTTGTCTCTTCACCAGAAGCACCTCCTTTGTCGGTCGGATTTTCGCTCTTATCCCCCGCGATAGCAAGTTCTTTTTCTGATAACAGTGGATCGTCGGCATGCTGCAGGATGAGCCTGCGGACCTTGTCCACCACCGTTTCCGTGGACGTTTCGCTGAACACTCTGTGTACGACGACATGGAGTTTGCCGAAGTCCATTTCCGTTACAGATTCACGGTTCATCATACCACCTCCATTGGGTAGCCACGGGAGGCGGTAAAATCGGACGTTTTTACAGAATTTTAATTGAATATTATAGATGAGACTATTTGTTACAAATCGCAATTATTATATTAAGAAAATGATATATACTCACATTGCACTACTCCCCCGGCTTAATCGAAGTTCTGAAATGCAGAAAAAGCAATCTGTCCAACACGTCCTTCCCCGTTTTTGCAAGCAGGAATGAAGGGCAATTCACATTTTGATGTGCTGATAGCATTATGCTATGGTGACCTATAGACACACGGTTGATTATTTCCATTTTTTTCTTGACATGTTGTGTTAAATATGATAGCATCTATATCCTCGGGTGCTCTCAGATATAGCTTCAACGTATGCCAGCGTTAGAGGGATAGACTGTAGCGAATCCGAGAGACGCAATCTGGGAAGGGGATGATCTTCCGGCAGAAGCAGAGATTAGATTGTAGAAGTTATTGTAAAGTTACGAGAGATAGCAGTTTGTAATCATTATTTGAATGAGGGTTTATAATTGTTATAATGATTTATAATACTTAAAATGGATTTAGATTATTTTAGCTAAAGTAAATATACGTCTGAATGATTAAAAAAACTATCGCAATTTGTACGTTGAAAAATGCTCAAGCTCTAACTCTCAGAAGGCACGTAATACAACAAGCAGAGAGCAAAGAAAGTAGTTGCATTCTGCTTGTTTTTGTGATATAATATAATACGTGGCACGTAATATAATATGAGGGATGATAGTATGGCATATCCGGAATGGGTTGAAAAACAGAAAAGGCCGAGAACCAATATAACTTGCAGCAAGGGGAAATACTATCTATACACTTGTAAATGTGTATACGACAAAGAGAAAAAGCGATCAAGGAAAATAACAACAGGATATCTCGGCAGGATCACAGAAGAGGGTTTAATACCTCCGAGGGCAAAACAGGCAGAAAGCAAATACACAGTCAAGGAATACGGAGCCAGTGCGACACTGCTGAATATGGGAACTGATATTCATGAAAAGCTAAAGGCTGTATTTCCTAAAGAAGCAGACGAACTCATGACGCTGGCAATTCTGCGACTTATAGAAGGGCGCCCGTTCAAACGAGCAGGCATCCATTATGAGAAGTCCTATCTCTCCGAGCAGTTTCCGGGCCTGCCAATGTCCAGTGCAAGCCTGTCAGGATTTCTGCGTTCTATAGGGAGCCAGAGAGATAAGATTGTACGCTTCATGAACCAAATGGTGGATGGGAGCGAGCACATCCTCTTTGACGGGACCAATATCATCACGAAATCCGGGAATCTGGATATCAATCGTCTGGGGTATAACAGCCATCGGCAATTTGATCCACAGATCAACTTGTTGTACGCTTTTTCTTGTGAACAACGACAGCCGGTCTACTATCGCATCGTTCCAGGGAATGTGCGAGATGTATCGTCATTCAAGCACGCCATTTCCGAATCGGGCATACAGGATGTCACAGTGATCGCGGATAAAGGCTTCGGCTCAAAAGCCAATTTCGAGATGCTGGAAAGCAATCAGCTCAAGTATATCGTTCCCCTTCGCAGAAACAATGGGTGCTTTGATCGAGCCAAGTTGAAAACAGGTGACAAGGACAGCTTTGACGGACATTTTATCTTTCAGAAGCGAGTCATCTGGTATTATGAATATACCAAAGATGACGCAAGATATATCGTTTTTCAGGACAGCAACCTTCGTGCGGAAGAAGAAAAGGACTTTCTTCAGCGCGTAGAGGCTCAACATGAAAACTATACTATGGAGAGCTATATGGAAAAACAATATGACTTTGGTACTATAGCAATCTTCAAAAATCTCACCAACACGAGCAAGAGTGAAACCAATGCAGACAATCAGAAGGAGTGACCATCCCAAGGGCCTTGGAAACGGAATCGGGGAGAAGGTTGGCAGACCTGATCTT